CACGGTTCAAGCAAGCAGACCGTGACGATGCGTACCGCATTTATGTAACAGATTGTCTCAAGCTGATAGGCAGAATCGACCAGAGATACTATGACTTCATCAAGCCTAAACCAGTTGAGACACGAACCGCTGATGAGATTATCAGCAACATCAAAGAAAAGCTGATAAAGCTAGGTGGTGAATAATGGCAGCAGCATTTACACTTGAAGCAATACTTAGTCTGAATACCAAACAATTTGAGAAAGGTATGTCAGACGCAAAGGGCAAGGTCAACAGTTTTGGCGGCTTGCTCAAGAGCGGTCTAGGCGCGGCTGCAAAAGCCGGTGCAGCGGCTGTAGGCGCTGCGTCAACGGCAATCGTAGCTATCGGCAAACAGGCTGTGACCGCTTACGGCGAATATGAGCAGCTTGTCGGCGGCATCGAAACGCTTTTCGGCGATGCGCAAGTTGCAGTTTTGAAGAATGCTTCTCAAGCGTTCAAGACGGCCGGACTCTCCGCGAACGAATACATGGAGACGGTCACAAGCTTTTCTGCGTCTTTGCTTCAGTCACTCGGCGGCGATACCGAAGCTGCCGCACAATACGCTGACATGGCGGTCAGAGATATGTCTGACAATGCAAACAAAATGGGCACAGACATGTCAGCGATTCAGAATGCGTATCAGGGCTTTGCAAAGCAGAATTACACCATGCTTGACAACCTCAAGCTTGGTTATGGCGGCACAAAGACCGAGATGGAGCGCCTTATCACAGACGCTGAGAAGCTGAACAAGAGCTTCAAAGCACAACGTGATAAAAACGGTGACCTTACGATGTCCTATGCCGATATTGTTGATGCAATTCATATCGTGCAAGAGAATATGGGCATCACTGGCACGACAGCAGAAGAAGCAAGCTCAACGATTCAAGGCAGTATCGCTTCAGCAAAAGCGGCGTATGAGAACTGGGTAACTGGTCTTGCAGACGAAAACGCAGACATTGAAGAATTAACGAATCAGCTGTTCGACTCTATCGAAACGGCTGCAAACAACATCCTGCCTGTCGTTGAGACGGTGCTTGCGAACATTGGAGCTTCTCTGGCTACGAAATTACCAGAACTATTGACGAACGCAGTTGCTTTTGTTCTTGAACATCTCCCTGATATTCTCGCGCTGGGACTTTCTCTGCTTGGTGCTCTACTTGAAGGTATACAGCAAGGCTTCGAGAAACTTCTTCCGCTTATCGGCGAGTGGATTCAGCAAAACATCATTGCTCCCGCCGAAGCGAAGATTCAAGAGTTTATTAATGTAGGCCAAAAGATTGTTGACAACATCAAAGCGGGTATCGACAGAGCTTGGAGCGGACTTGTGTCGTGGTTTGAGGGTCTGTGGAACAGTTTGTTCGGCAATAGAACAGTGAATGTCAACGTCAATCGAACTGGCGGCGATTATTACGCTATCGGTCTTGACTATGTTCCCGCAAATGGTTTTCCCGCTATTCTGCATAGAGGCGAAGCTGTTCTGACTGCGCGAGAAGCCGATGAATGGCGGCGCGGTCAGAGCGCAAGCGGCGGTGGCGATACGATAATCAATCAGTACATTGAAACGAAGCCGCAATCTCCTGTTGAACTTGCAGCTGCAACGGCATCTTATTTTGAACAAGCGAGGTGGGCGCTGGCATGAGCTTTAAGAATCTTTCAAAGACGTTCACCTACATCAACGAGAACGGAGCAAGTGTAACATTCGAGTATGCTTATGGTTTCGTCATTGACAAGCCTAAAGGCATTGACACATTGAGCGTTCGACACAATGAAGCTCAGGGCATTAATCAGGTTGGCTCGACTGTGCAGTCTTCAAATGTGCAGAGCAGACCAGTGACTGTGACAGGCGAACTTGTCGGAGACTTTCAGTCAGAAAACAAGGAAAAGCTGTTGTCTGTTGTTCGTCCTGACCTATCCGCAAGACTGTATGCGGATGACTACTATCTCGAAGTCAGACCGTCTTCAACGCCTACTATTGAGCCGAAGCCGAAGTTCGCAGCGTTTCAATTTCAGGTTCTTGCGGCATATCCGTACTGGCAACGCGATGACAGCGCATCTGCTACGTTGAACGGTGTGGCGAAACGCTTTAGATTTCCGTGGAATATCTCTAGAGCATATCGATTCGGCGAGGTTATCTCCGCTTTGTTCATTAACATTCATAACGATGGACAAGTGCCGATTCCCTATACTGTGACGTTCAGAGCGCTTGCTGAAGTACGGAATCCGAAGCTGATTGATGCCGCGACAAACAAGTATCTGCTACTTAATAAGACGATGATTGCTGGCGAGACTGTTGTCGTTGAAATCACGCATGAACGGACGTATGTCAACTCAAGCGTAGACGGCGAGTGTAGGGGAGCGCTTGACCTTTCGAGCAGCTTCTTCCGTCTCGCTGTCGGCGATAACGTCATCAAGCCTGAAGCGTCAAGCGGCAAGGAGAATTTGCAAGTCGTTATTGACTTTGCTACGGAAGTTGTAGGTATCGCGTTATGAGCCTTGAAGTATATCCGAACGACTTTCATACGCGCTATGAAATCACTCACGCTATCTCGATTCAGATGAGCCTGTTCTATAACGACAGGGGAAAAATCCAAATCGTAGTTGCGGCGAATGATTACAACATCAACGCACTCAAGAAAGACTACATCATATACGACACAGACCGTGAATCGACCTACATCATCGTCAATGTCAAATGCGATACGGTGCAGAACCGCATCACGGCGAACGGCTACACAGCTGAGCATCTTCTGAACAAACGTGTCGTTGCGGCGAAGAAGCAAGTCAAAGTCATTGAGACAGGCGTGTACGGCATCATCAACGACAACATGCGCGGCTTGACACGAATCTCGACAGCGCCAGTCAAGGGGTATACAGAGAAGTTTCAGCCAGATGACCCGACCACGACAGACGAAGATGAAAGCGTCATCTACGGCAAAGGTGTTCTCGATGCTATCACGCCTGTTCTTGAGTACGGCGAACTCGGTCGCAAGATGAACTGGAATCCGTCAACGCTGAGTTGGGTCTTTGAAATCTACAAAGGAAGCGACTTGACGAGCGGCATTCACGCAATCACGTTCGCAGAAGAACAGGGGACATGCACGAATCTCGTTATCAACGAGGACGCAAGCACATTCAAGAACGTTGCTTATGTGACATGGAGCAAGCGCGACAACACAGAAATGCTTGCAACTGTAGGCTCTGCGACTGGCGATGACAGATATGAGCTATGGCTATCTTCAAGCGTCACGCAAGAGGACGGCGAGAGCGAAGCGGCGGCGAGAAAACGTGCAGAATCATATGCACAGCTTGAGCTTGGCAAGTACATCAATCGTCAGTCGTTTTCAGTCGTTGTAGATGCTTCTGAGCTTGGTGTGCTCTACAACATAGGCGATATTGTGTCGTGCTCGTCTGTGCGCTTCGGTGTGCGTTTTAATGCTCGAATCACAGGCGTTACCTATACGCTAGACGTATCTGGCGAACAAACTGCGGTGCAGCTCGGTGACCCGACTCTGACCGCTCTAGGGGAGATGAAATTAAATGGCTGAAATCAGTTCTTTTCCTAACAACTCAGATGAGTACATCGGCGCAGAAGAAGTAATGCGCTGGCTTCACGGCAGAACGAAGGGCGTTTATGCGGGTGACGGCAATGCCGCAGTCACGGCTATCCAGTCAAGCATGTCGGTGCGTGTTGCTCCCGGTATCGGCTGGATGACCGATGCGAACGGTGACGGCATCTGTTGGTGGTTCCGTGATGCTATCAATCTTGCGATTGATGCCGCTGAATCGACTGGTACGCTCAACCGAATCGACCGTGTTATCGTGGAGTGGCCTACTACGGATTACGCCGACAAGCCCGAAGTCAAGATTCTCAAAGGCACTAGCAGTTCTTCGGCAACCGCTCCTGCGCTGACCAACAACAGCACGACACGGCAGATTTCTTTGGCGAGAATCAGCATTCCCGCTGGCACAACGCAGTTGACCTCGCTGAACATCATTGACGAGCGGCTCGACCCGACCGTCTGCGGCATCGTGACCGAGACTGTTACGGCAGACACAAGTATGATTGCACAGCAGTATGCCGCCGCAGTCCAGATGCTCTATGATGCAATCGCTCAAGCGTGGGCTGGTGAGATTTCGGACGGCTCTATCACGATAGCGAAACTTGCTCCGTCTACAGTTGGAGAGCTTCAAGATGGTCTTGTGCCTTATAACAAGGCAATCACGCTCCCCAATGCAGAGCAGAAACAGGCGCGTGATAACATCGGAGCGGATTGGGTCTTGCTTTGGCAGAACGCAAACATTTCTGCGGATTTCCCGGCTCAAACTGTCTCATTAGACTTGACTGACTATGATGCAGTTGCGATTATTGCATCAACTAACGACAGCGCTTATCCCCCGATAAGTATTATCCGCAAAGGTTTTAATGGCTATATTGCGACTAATAGGACATGGACACAAGGCGGCGCTATTCAACAGAGGTTTTATCAATTTGTGTCAAACGGAATCCACTTTGATACTTCTCGTCAGCTTCAGTTTGGAGCACCATCAAGCATTTCGTACCAAACGGGTAATACATGGTGCAAGCCGCACTATATCTACGGAATTAAGGAGGGAATGTGATGTACGCTCTTAATCTTGACAACGAAAACCGCATTCTGTCTGCTTGCATCGCTCTTCCGTCTACGCCGCAGACGATGCCGAGGGTGGAGACTTTGCCCGATGGCAACGTAACGGATTATCGCTATGAGAACGGGG